GCTGCTTTGCCCCGAAAACTGATTCACAAAAAACCGGTTTGTCACCGCATATTCTCCGATCATCAAATTCGTCTGGCAATACCCGTTCGTGTCCGGCGTCAGTTGGATCGCCAGTCCGGTCACAAAATAACTGTTAGACACCACCAACGGCGTCGAAAGTGGCAGGATTTGAAAAGGAGTCGTGTCCGGCTGGCCAACGCTATTTGTGACATTAAATGTAATTGTGGCAGCGGGTCCGGCGGACACGAAAAGTAATAACAAAAACAAGGTAGGGACGGCTCGCCGAGCCGTCCGCCACATGTTCTGTTGGAAGAAATTCATTCGAATCATGCGTCTTTTTTTCGCTTCCGAGATGCCCAAAATGATGTGAACGGCGTCCCTGCATTATCCCGCCGCTTGATGATCCGATGCTCCGCCTGCACTCCCAACAACTTGAACCGCACCACGTCCTCCACGTTTATTCCAGCCGCATCCACCGCATTCCGCACATGCAACAGCACCATCTCGCGCGCATCCTCACCCAACCTCTCCAACTCCGTCATCACAATCACCGCGTCAATGTTCGTTTCAATCTCGGCAGTGAATGTCGCGCCCGAAGTTACGTTGAAGACCGGGTCGGTCGTAGCCGATGCCCGGTCATCAACAATGTCCGCAATTGTGTCGTGCGCCTCGCTCATTCCTGGTAAGGTAGGGACGCATGGCCTTATGCGTCCATTATGTTGCAGAGCGTTTTACGGCGCGAGAGTTTTTATTCCGTAAACAACACCCAAATTTGTGCAGGTAGTCAACGCGGTTGTATTGGCCATGCTGTATATTTCGTAATAACCAAATCCGCCGCAGTTGATGTTCGTGCTGTAATTCACCCGCGTCGTTCCCGTGCTCGGAATAGTTATCGTCAGCGCGGCGTTCGCATCGTAATAAATTCCGTCCACAGATGGATATAATGTGTAAACCACATTACTCGTAGAAGCGCCACCTTGGTTGAACGAAAACATCACCGCAACATGTTGCTGACGCGAACAATCTATGATCGGAGGATTAGCAAAGTTCGTCCCCGCAGTCGTCGCCAATGTCGCCGGACTCGTGCAAATAGTTGCCGGCCCATACGTAGGCACCTGCGCACCCGCAGTCGATGTCATTAAAATCGCCGCCAGCGCAAGCGCCGCGACGCCGATAAGTTTCAGTATTTTGTTTTTCATTTCTTTTTTTTTGGTAGGGACGACTCGTCGAGCCGTCCGGTTTTTTTGTTTTTTGCCTCGGCAGTTTCGCGGCCTCGGCGTTAAATTAGTTTTGGTAGGGACGCATAACCTCATGCGTCCGTTCCAGTTTATTTCTTTTCCAGAACCGGCGGCTTCGCCAGCTCGTCCAGTTCCTTGACCGCCTTATCATACGCGGCCACCGCGTCGTCAACGTGGCCTTTCAGCCCGTCTATTTTCTTTTCGGGATTGCCTAGAATCAAACCTTGCAATTCCCGAACGCTCCCGTCATGCAGCTTGCCACGCAGCAATTCCGGCGTCTCCTCGTGGTTCCGCAGCTTCACCTCGGCCTGATGCAACTTGCCCATCAATTCATTCCTTGAACGCGCCAACGTCTGCACCTTTAACCGCGCAGCCTCGACCTTTCCAGCGTCGGCAGCCTTTGCTTTGGTTTCCACAGCATTTTTAACAGCCGCAGCAGCCTTTTCCTTTTCCGCCTTTTCAATGGCGTCCCCCACGCTGTCGCTGATGAATACCGCGCAGTCAATCTCCGTGACGGCATATTGTTTCAACGATTTCACGCCCTCGGGAAACCGATGCAGCCGCTTCGCCCTGTCCAGCACGTCGATTTGATCCGCCGATTCCACTTCCAGTCCTCTGACCAACCTCGGCTTGCTCTCGCCGCGCTCGTCCGCGAAACCCATGATGATTATGTCGTTCATTTTGTTTTTTGGTAGGGACGCATGGTCTCATGCGTCCGTTCCTGTTTTTTTGTGGCCGGTTAGTCACCTCCCGGCCTGTAATTTATTTCAGTTTTGGCCTGCCCTGCGTAGCACGCAGTGCGAAGCATGGGTTAACTCGGTGTCCCGCTCGCCACAACAATGCCCGCCGTGGCGTCCACCGCCGCAAATCCCGCGATCAAATCCCACGACGTGAACATCGTCCTCGTCGCAAGGCTGAACCATAGCGATATCGCCACCGCAATCCCAATCTCCGGCAGCTCGAACGTGCTCGTCTGGAACACGCCGCCCGGAATGTTCGGGGGATTCAAAGGCAATCCTGTTGCGCGCACTATCGCCTGTGGATTGCAAGCAAACCCCTTGATGTTCGCGCCCGCGCCAGCCCAGTTGCTCGCCAGGTTGATCGAGTTCCAACCAAACGGTTTGTAACCACCGGTCGCCTCATAATTCTCACCCGTCTTTTGGAAGAATCCGGGCTGGTTCATGATCCTCGCCAGATACGTGCCATCCAGTATCAGATTCCGAATCGGCGATTTCTGCAACTGCCCCATCAACGTCGCCAGATCGCTCAAATTGAACGCCGCAGCAGCGCGAATCAACGGGGTCGCCGTGTAGGTCGCCGCAGTGATCGGCGCCGTCGCCGCCTGCGTCACCGTGTCCGAGAATGTCGCAAGCGCCTTCGCCCGCAAATCCTCCATCCGCAACCCGCTGTTCAAATCAGCCGCCGAAATCCGGCAGGGCTGATTATACCACAGCGTCGCCACCGGCACTGCGGAAATGGTTGAACCCGTCGCAGGCTCGAATGATGCCGGCTGACCGTATGCCGAACCAACCTGCGTAGCTTCACCAGAGGTAACGTGCTTCAGTTCCCCGGTCGCCAGAGGCTTGTAAGGATCAACGTCCTTAGCCAGTGAATACGCGCCCATGAACGCCCACACATTCACCAAGTCCGTAATCGAGCCTTCCATAAGGAAGCTCGTCACCAGCGTGCTCGAATATGTGTTCGCCGCGAACACATCGCCCCTGCGCCCGCTCCGGGCATCCTTCTGAATCGCCTGTTTCAGCGCACGGTCGTAATTCGCCTTCAACGCCGTGTGCCGCGCCTGTGGCGTCTTGTGCTCCTTGCGGATGTTCGCCAGAATCTCAGTCTGCGGACCGCGCAACCCGGTCACGCCGTCATGCGCGCCTTCACCGGCGTCCTCATTCACCTCGACACCGCTCCAGCCAATCGGAGCGCCGCCGGCGTCAATCGCCTGCTTCTCGTCCAAAATCTTGAACGTCCCGGCCTCGTCACTGCGCGCCGCGCTCACAAAAATCGGCGCCTCGGCGTTCGTGATCTTCCCAGCCGTCACATACGCCAAAACCTTGTCCGTAATCCGGCGCGTCGCGGAGAGGTCCATCTTGGCCTCAAGCGCCTTCATCCGAACATCGCTGGTCATGCCCGGCTTTGCAGCCAGGGTTTTGAGCGCGGTTTCAAAATCCGCGTCGGTTGATTGTTCCGTCAGGTCTTTGCCTGTCGCGTCTTTGATGCCGTGCTCGAACAGCAGGGCTACGAGTATTTTTTTATTCATTTTGTTTTCCTGTGGTAGCGCAGGCGTTCCACCTGCATTGTTTGGTTTTGTGTTTGGTTTTACCGCGCCCTGCGGGGCAGCGGAAATCATCGCGTAAATCCTTTGCGGCACATTCTTGAACGCCTTCAAGTCCAGCCGTTTCAAATTCTTCGGAATCTCGTCGTGACAGTCGCAGTCGCAATCCTCCGGGCAATCTTCGTCGCACGCGCAACTCGCGTCCGCCAGCCCGAACTCCACGGCTTCCTTGCCGGTAAACCACGTCTCTTTCTTCATCGCGTCCCGCATTTCTGTCTCGGATTTTCCGGTCGCCTTCGAGTAAATCTGCGCCAGCATGTCGCCGTGCTTGTCCAGCATCTCCGCAGCCTTCATGTGCTCCGTGGCGTCCCCCTGCGTCACGCTCCACGGCTCGTGGATCATCCACACGCTCGCCGCCGGTGAAATCACGCGCGAGGCAGCGAGTGGTATGACACTCGCAATGCTGACCGCATACCCGGCAATGTGCGCAGTGATGTCGTCACTCCGCTCGTTGATGGCGTTGTGGATTTCAAGCCCGTCCTGGACACTGCCTCCCTCGCTGTTGATTCGGAGATTGATTTTTTGCCCTTTCGGGACTTCGTTGAGTGCATCACGAAACTCCTTTCCTGAAATGCCGGAATTGTCCCACCAGTTTTTTCCAATCTCGCCGCTGATGACAAGCTCCGCCGGCTCGGTCTCGTTCATCGTCAGCGACAGCCACACCCGGTTGCCGTCCTTCGCCTTCCAATTCTTGGTGACCGGCGCCAGATTAAAAATGCGTGGTGAAATATGCCGATGATTTTTCTTCATGCTAAAATCTCCTCGTCCTTTTCGGTTTTCTGGCTGCTGCCGGGCTTTATCTCCGGCACATCCCCGCCCGTCTCCTCCATCGCAATCGCGCGCCCGGTCTTGAACAGCTTGCTGCTGATGCGCGCCGGATCAATCCCCGCCGCTTCCGCTTCCTTGTCAATCGCCGCCTCGATCTGCGCCGTCTGACGCACCACCGTCCGCCAATTCAATTTCCGGCGACCGCATATCTGCGCCAGATTAGTCGCCCCAAGCTCCATCTCAATCGCCAGACTCTGCGCAGTGTAACCAATGTCAACGTCCGGGCCGTCCGGCGGATGTATCTCGCACGCATCATGGTCCGTCGGAATATCCCTGCCGTAATTCGCCGTGTTGTGCCGCGTGTCCCGCTCGCTCCACCATTCGTAAATCTCCTGTAACACAGCCGCCACAAGTTCGAAGTCCCTCCGAAACGCATCCCGCGCCACCGCCAAATCCGCCCGAGTCACCGTCCCCTGCAACGAATACGGCGCCACCAACAGCCTCGGCACGTTGTAACCCATGCAAATCTGCGCCAATAGAAAATCCCAATACTCCTGCTGCGCCACTGTCGGGCGCTCCACCATGAAATTCTCCAACTTGTCCCCCCTGAACATCGCTATCTCCTCCGCGCCAAGTGTGCATTTGTAATCGTATAGCGCCGTCTTTGTCGTCGCCGACCCATCCTTGTTCACACCGGAAATAGTCAGCCGGCTTGTTCGAGCCGTGTCCGCCTGCTTTTCCCCGGTAGCGTTCGTCTCCACCGTCGCCGTCCGAGCCGCCAGCTTGCTCGCCTGCATCTCCATGATCTGCAAATCCTCCCAGTCATGCAGCAGGTTGATTACCGCATGACCGTCCGGTATCCCCACCATCTGGCCGGGCATCAATACGTCGAACTTGTGAATCACATTCTCCGCCGGAACCTCCGCGAACTTGTCCAGCTCGAACTCGTCCCTGATGTAATAAATATCCGGCTTGCCCGTCACGACCTCCTTCATCCGGCGCACCCGCTTCTGCCCCTCAATCTCCACCACCGGCACCGTTATTTTTTTGAGCCGTATCCCTTGACACACCGTTTTATTCTCCTCGCCGATGAATTGCGTCGGTGTCTGCAATCGCAGCCGGTCCACCGTCTGGATTTTTAATTCCCCATTCTCATCCGTCGTCTTTATAACGATGATGTTGCCCACCCTGAACAATTGCCGCTCCCAGAGCATCGTCAGTTGACCCATCGTCAAATTATTGCTGATATCCGGCGATTTGCAGAATTTGTCCCACTCCTTCGCGCGGCCTTTGTTCCATTCCTCACGCGCGGGCATTTCACTCGTCGCGTCCGTCGCGTCCGGCGTGATCTGCAACCCGTCCACACCCACCGCATATTGCATCCGCAGCCATTCAATCCGCCGCACCACCGGATTATTTTCGCAAAAATAAATGTGCTTCCGGCAAATCTCCATCGACTGGCCCCAATCCAATTCAAACCGCGCGTCCTGATACGCATGCCACAACCAGCGCCGCGCACCCCAGTTCGTGTAGGCAGCCTCAAACCGCGCGAACACGCGACCCACCAACGGCGTATTCCGCGCCACGTGCAGACCCGCCGTCACCACGGCATCGCCCCACTGCGCTATCGGTTTGAAAAAATTCTTCACTTCGATTTAACTATTTAATCATTTAATAAATCACTTTTTACACACTCATCCCCGTCCCGAATATCGGAATGTTGATCAGCGTAAAATCCCCCATCACGGAACGCACACCGCTCGGCACATTCCCCGCCATGATGTTCCCCGAAATCAACTCCCGCAGCGCATCCGTGCTGCTGGATTGCGAATCGTCGGGATAAAGCACGGCGTCCGCCGCCTCCAACATTTGCAATAATTCCTCGATCAATCCGAACACATTGTCCTGCGTCCATTCCTTGCCTTGCACCCCCACCTCAAACGACCCACTCTGCCCGCTACCGGCCTGCGACACCACCAATCGGCCTCGCTGAAAGGTTGATACAAAATGTCCGCCCTGCGCGGATACCAAAGTATCGTGCAAAGTCGCAGCCCCGCTCTTGGCTTTCTCCGTCAATTGCCGGAGAAACCCGCACTTCTTGATCGCCTGTATTTGAACGCCCGCTGCCGGCATAAATCAAAAGCCCACCACGGTTTTACCTGTGAGTGGGCTTGGGTTATACATGATTGCATTTTGCACACTTGTAGTATTGCACAACTCCGACCGCTATATGTAGTGGAAAAAGCGGACTTTAGCGGACTTTAGCGGACTTTTGAGTTAAAACTCCCTCTCCGCATTGTAATTTAGCGGTTTCAAACCGATAAATTCCAAGTCGCTTCAATTCAGACTCATTACAATCGCCACTTCAAGACGCCGCTAATTGCGCGAACCCATTCGGGTTTCTGACTATTCTTTCCATTCTAAATTCCTTTTGAACAGATGTTACGGTTGGAAAATTCAAAATGAAAATTTCCTTTCCCTTGTAACGCTCGCCTTTGCGCTCCGTGCCGTTTATTTGGTCGTCCGTGCGCTGGATGCAATAGTTCCATTCCTTGTCGTGAATTTCCGCCGCCCATGAATACAGTTTGCGGACTTGTTTAACATTGTCGTAGGTGAGGAAAAGTTTCAATCGCCCCGCGTTGCGGCGCAAACAGGCTTCAAGCCGCAAGTGGTCTTCATGCGTGAATGAACAAGTGTAGAATTTGTCCTGCTCCGCGCTGAAATATGGTGGATCAACAAACAGCAAGGCGTTATCGGGCGCATGGTCAATCACCTGCTCAAAGTCGATGCTGGACAGCGCGACGCCTTGTAGCTTGCGGCTTGTTCGCGTGATGTTGGCCGCCCAATTCTTCGGCTGCATACTGTATTTGTCGCCGTATCCCCAATACATATTTATCCGGTTCATTATCCCACTGTAACTTGTCCTGTTCAGATAAAACCACCGGCCAGCCTGCTCAATTTTGTTCTCGGCCTCAAATTCGTTTTTGAAAAATCCATGCAGCTTTTTAGACGCAGGAAGCGGCTCTCCAAATCTAACACCCTTTGCCAGCGCGTCAGGGATTCGGCTTTCCCGCGCTGGGCGTTTTTGGAGAAAGGCAATGAGGGCTTGGGGATGGTCACGAATGACCCGATAGACGTTTATCAGTTCCTTGTCCTTGTCGTTTATCGTGTTTGTGGCAGCTTTGGGCTTGGCGAAGAAGATAGATGCGCCACCGGCAAAAACTTCAATGAAAGTCGAGTGCGCCGGAATGTGTTCAAGAATCAACTTTCTGGCGTAAAACTTTCCGCCCGCATACCGAAACGGAGAGTTGATGGCTTCATCCATTGTGGGTATCATAGTCCGCATTGAAATTTTTGCAAGCGGAAAATGAAATTCGGCATCAATTTTTTCCAGTTTTCGAGCCATGAGGCTTTTTAGGTGCTTTAATTGGACGCTCCGTCAGCCGTATTGCGTCCTGAACGACACTGTAGGCCACTTGTGCGGAATCGCCCTTGCGTTTCTTTTTTGGTTTAACCATGCCCCAAATCTGGCACAATCAAGCGAAGAATGGAAATCCAATTTCAAAGTAGCCCACTACCTCATCCTTGCTTCTTTCTGAACACCGTCGGATGCGGCCTCTGTCGTAAAAATCTTACCGCGTCACCCAATCGCGCCGGCATCTTGAACCCGCCGCGCGTCATGTCCCGCACAAAACGTGGGTTGCGATTCAACTCCCGCGCCAAATCCTTCCTGCTAGTGAATATCTTATCGCTCATGTTTTTCCTTTCTGGATTCCGCCTTCCGTCATCCGCCTTCCGTCATCCGCCTTCCGACATCTGACTTCCGTCATCTGGCTTCCGGTCTCCGATTTATTGCCCCGGCGGTCGTGGCATCTTAAAATTCGGCGGGATGCTCCCCGCCGCCACAATCCCCTTCGCCATCGCCTGCGCCTCAATCGTCGCCGCTATGTGCAAACAATTATAATGCGCCTTGTCCAACTCAAGAATGATGTCGTGAATCGGGATTATCCCCGGCTGTATCGCCCGCTCCATCAACCCCAGCAATTCCACCCTGAATTCCTGTCCACTCATGCTCATATTTTACCTTCCCTTTTTGAAATTTCAAATCTGAAATTTCCAATTCCCGATCCGACTTCTGTCATCCGTCTTCCGACCTCTGACTTCCGGCCTCCGGTTTAACTGTCCGCCTCCGACCCGCAGACCAACGCAAACCCGCAGACCGCCATCAATGTAATAATTCCAGTTATCATTTTTCCTCCGTGGTAGGGACGGCTGGCCCAGCCGTCCGTTTTTCAATTCCCAACCTTTTCAACTGGTTTCCCAATAACCCCGTTAAATCCTTCATCAAATCGATATAGCATGTGCAACTCATCAGGTGATCCACACGATGCACCTGCTTGAACCCCTCCACCTCACCCATCCCCTTCGCCGCCGTTGCCTTCAAATCCCGTTCCCATGCCTCGTGATGATGCAAGTAATCATCCCCAATATCCGCAGGCACGATCCGCTCAATGTATTCATCGGGCCCCGCGCCCGGTTTGTTCGAAAGTATGTTACGCTTGAACTCGCTGATAAAAAAACTGTTTTTCAAAATCCCCGCCTTCGAATACATGATGATGAACGGCTCCCCCGAATCCTCCACATACCCCTCCCGCGTCAGCCGCAAATCATACTTCGGCGGCATGTTCAATTCCTTGTAAATGAACTTTTTCGGGCTGTAATACTGCCAACTCCCGTCCGGCCATTTCCAAAGTCCCTTCCCGCTCGCGTTCCCCATCACCGCATTGATCCCCGCCCGATAACAAAAACTCAAGATATGCTTAGCGTTCTTCGACGCATCCACGAATCCGTCAAACATCCCGCCGCCGTCCGCATCCGTTATCCCGTGGTCCCGCAGCACCATCAACAACTCCATCTCGTCCTCCACCTTCCCGGCCCACATCACCTGGCTGCTGCAATCACCCATCACACTCTCGATCACACCCCAATAATGCGTCAACTGACCAAGATGCTTGAATCCCTGCTGCCAGTCGAATGCGAATAATCGAACAACCTCCTTGTCCAGGCCCTTGCGATTTGTCCGCACACTTTCCGTCAGCACAACCGCTCCTTGAAATGGACGATGCTCGTCCGCGTCGTAAAAAATGCTTTCACGTTCCTGCAAATACTGCCGCCAATTCCTGTCATCGCCGGTCTTCAACGCCCGCAGCGCAATATGCTTTTCCTGAACCAGATCAAGCCACCGCATCGTGTGGCACGCCACAGCCTGCAACGTGTAACTCCGATGCGCCAGCAGCGCCCCCGTGTTGAACGGCTCGCTGTATCGCCCCTCCGCAGCCGCCTGGCGACGCAACCGCACATCGTCCTTCATCTCATACCCGCACGGCATTTGATACCGTATCGTCGGCACCAGCCTGTTGTAATCAAATGTCCCGTCCGCACGCTTGCACCCATCCGAATCATAACGTAACCCGCCCAGCTTCGGCTGATTCTCCTCCCATCGCGTCCGCATGATGTGGAATTTTCCGCAGCCCGGACATTTCACCTCAAAATGCTGCTGTGTCCCCTCATTAAATTCCTGATGCAACTGGTCACCCTTGATGCCCGCATTGCTGACCACGATGAACTTCGGGAAATCCACCTTCGTCTGGCGCCCCTTCGCCTTCGCCAGCATCCCCGCCGCCCATTCATGCACCTCCTCGCACAACACATAATCAACCGTGTCCGAGTCCAGGTTGCCCGGCGTGAACACTCCCGCCATCGCCAATGTCACCGCCGGAAACTTGATCAGCATGTTCTCGTAATCGCGCGGCAAAATAGCGCGCACCGCCCGACACGCCCGAATCCGCCGTTCCGTCCATTTTTCCCAGCGGTCCTTAGCCTTGTCATTCGTCGGCCAGTAATAACCGATCAACCCGTTCCCGCCCAAAATCCAGCGCAACACCATGATCTCGCCCAGCGACGTTCCGCCTCCGCACTGCACCGGCTTCACATACGTCACCCGGCTCACCAGCGGATCATCCGCCATCCGCAGTGGCTCAATCAACCACGGTGAATCAGCCGAACAAAACGTGTCCCGGTCCTTGTTCACCACACGATAATTCGCATCCGCCCAGGCCACAACATCCTCAAGCTCGCGCGGCACCAACTGCCGGCAAAGCTGGAAGAACCATCGCCGCTGTGACGGCAACTCAATCGTCGGCGCCCTGAATAAATCAATCATTTTGATATACTGACACCTGTTCGCATATCACTTGTTAGACCCCATCGCGGTGCGTCTTGTGAGTTCGTGTGTTTTCATACTCCGCAGATTCCTTGGCATGGGGCTTGGTGTTTCGCTTTCGGTTGTTTCGCGTCAAACTTTACTTGGTCAAGTGGCACGCGGCTGTTGTGGAGATACGGCACAGATTCCAACCGCGAGCACTGCTTTGTGGCGGCTTGCAGCCGCTTCTCAAAATCCACCGCAAACTGAAATTCAGATTCTGACTCGCTGCGGATTCGTAGCCATTCCTCGTCGCTGTGGAATGGGCAGTAGATGCAGGCAGATCGGGGCGGTATTGGCAGGTTGTTTTCAGCCGCCCATTTCAGGCACGCTTCACGGCTCATCATCACTTCATCCTCAATCAGCGGCCAGCGGTGCGTGATGCGGTTATCTTGGCTTGGCTTTATCCGGTCTGGTTCATCGGTTGATATTCCAATCCACGTCACGATTTTTCGACCCTTGCCAGCCAGCTTCTTTGATTCACGCTGGATTAGCTCTATTTTCACCGTCATGCTGCATTGCCGGAACATCCTGCCCGGCTTGCGGTGGTCATCGTAGAGAGTGTAGGCCGGAATGCCGGGCTTGAGGTATGTCAGCCCAGTCTTTTTGCTTGTCCGCACGCGGCTGGCGAGTTCGGATAGCTTACCGCGTGATGTTCTGATGACAGGGAATGGGAGTTGTTTTTCTAGCCAGTCGAGCCACACATACACCGCCGCCGGTTCGTCTTGAGTGTCGGCGAAGATTGCAGCCGTCGGCATAGGTGTTATCAGTCCGCGTGCAGCCATCAGGGACATTACGGAGCTTTGGACACCAGCCCCAAGTGAGATGACGTGGATGGGGTCTAACCAGTCGCCGGAGCCAATGCGCGTTGGCGCTGGCATATCCGCTTCGCGGTCGAATGTCATTTGGTCGCGCATGGCTCAGCTCCGAATGTTAGGCTTTGTGTCTTTGTGGTAAAAATCCTTGTTCATCCGTGGTTAAAACCTTTTCCGGTTCCAGTTTTTCCAGCCGCTCAAGCTGTTCCGTTGCCAGCTTGAATATGTTCCGCCGCTTGTCCGCCATCGCCTTCTTGATGAAATCCCGGTGCCGCATCTCGAAATCCCTCGGACATTCCATCTCCAGCCGTTTGACCGCCCCAAAACATATCGCCGCCAAATCCTGCGCGCACCGCTGCGCCTCATCCCGCGTGATTAAATTCCGCAACTCCGTGTCCAGCTCCACCTGCTTTAACTTTGCATCCAACTCCGTGTTCAGCTTTCCCCAATCCGCCACGTTTCCGGTAGCGGCCTCCCTAAAAATCCAGCGCACCAAATCCAGCAAATAAATACGCGGCCCGCGAAACGCCGCGCATCCCTTTTGCTTCGCCATCTGCTGCAACGTCTTCGTGATGCCCGTTGCCCCCTCGCACGATTCCATGCTCGGATAACTGATTTTCTCAAGCCGCTCTTCCACTGCCGATTCGGAAATCTGATGCCGCAACCATGCAATCGCCCCCTTGATCGTCGGCATAATCTCGTATTTGCCGCCCTTCGGCTTCGGAATCCACGCCTCACCCGTGGCCACATTCGGATTATTCACGTTCGCCAGCCGCCGCAACGCCGCGTCATCCATGCCCGTCACAGCGAATAATTGCGCCGCCGTCGCCCATTGCCCATCAATCCGCTTCGCCCCCGCCGGCGCTGGAAATAATTCAGCTGCTTTCTCCACATCCGTCACCTGTGGAGGAGGTGGTCGGGATGAGATGGCAGTTTTTTTCATTTTTTATTTTTGCTTGTTTGAAATTTTAAATCTTTGCCCCAATGATTCTCCGGCTCAATCATGTGCCGACGGTCTCGCAACTCGGCGTAGCAATTTAAGCAGCCAACTGAAATTTTTGCGCATCCTGACCAGAAATTTAACGTCGAATCCGTCCATGCTATTTTTGTTTCTTTACCCATAGAATTCAAAATTAGCAGTGGCACACAGAACAAATTTTCACTCCCCGATCCGCCAGCCGATTCCCGCAATTCGAGCAGCTCCATTTTTTCGACATCTGGCTCCCAACGATTATCAACGGAATTCCAAGAATCGCTCCGTATAAAGTCAGACACAGGATTAAACCTGCGATTTGTGCAACACAACCGACTCCGGCAAATTCAGTCTTTTTTATTCGTTTGGCAGTTATGGCAGTTATCATAAATATGACTTTTTTTTCTTGTGTTTTTTTGTAAATTTTTATCGCTTACTCTTTGACCGAAATGCCTTTTTGCCT